CGATCCGCTCGTTAAAGTCGCCCTTGATGCATATGAGGGAAAGACTACCCCGAGCGGCATCTGGTTCACCAAGGCTCAAGTTCGCGAGATGGGCGTCGTCAACGGTCTCGCCCAGGTCAACGTGCTCGTCAACTTCTCATACGATGAGGTAAAGTAAAATGGCTACTCCCGCCGCAAAGATCGACAGCAACATCACCGGCCTCCGCTACGCGCTGGAGAACCCGGACGGCACGCTGCCGGTCACGCCCACGTGGCTTCCGCTTGAGCCCAACAGCTACGACAAGTTCGGTGGCTCGCTGAAGACGCTCGCGCGCAACCCGATCAATGACAGCCGCCAGCGCAAGAAGGGCGTGGTGGTCGACCTCGATGCCAACGCAGGCTTCGAGATCGACATCACCGAGGAGAACACCCAGCAGCTGATGCAGAGCTTCCTGTTCGCTGCGATGCGCACCAAGGCCGAGCTCCTGGCTCCGGCCGTCACCGCTGCCGGTGACGACTACCAGCCTGCTGCTGGTGGCGCTGCCTACGTTGCAGGCAACCTGCTGTTCGCCAAAAACTACACCAAGCCGGAGAACAACGGCCTGAAGAAGTGCATCGCTGGCTCGACCGCCACCAGCGTGAAGACCGCTTCCTCGCTCGCCGACGAGGCGGGTGCAACCACCGGCACCATCAGCAAGGTCGGCCACGAGTTTGCGGCCGGTGCCGTCACCGTCGACGTCTCCGGAGCGCTGCCGAAGCTTGTCTTCACCGCGTTCGACCCCACCACCCTCGGCCTCATCCCCGGTGAGTGGATCAACGTCGGCGACGACGCGGCTGGCATGCAGTTCGCCAGCGCCGCGAACAACGGCCTGAAGCGGGTGAAATCCATCGACGCCACCTCGATCACGATCGACAAGTCGTCCGTCGCGATGGTGACCGATGCCGGCACCGGCAAGACGCTGCGCATCTTCTTCGGCCGCGTGCTGAAGAACGAGAGCGGCACGCTCATCAAGCGCCAGACGGTGCAGTTCGAGCGCACCCTGGGCGCTCCGGACCTCGATGCCCCGACCGTCCTGCAGGCCGAGTACGTGACCAAGTGCATCGCGGACACCTTCGACCTGACCATCAAGACGGCCGACAAGCTGACCGCCAAGCTTGGCTTCATGGGCTCCGATCAGGAGACCCAGGTCGGCCTGAAGACGGGCAACCGTCCGCAGATCGTCGAGGCCGATGCCTTCAACGCCACCAGCCACGTTGCGCGCCTCTCGCTCAACGCGATCGACCCGCTGTCTGCGACCCCGACCGATCTGTTCGCCTTCCTGCTGGACATGACGCTGTCCATCAAGAACAACATCAAGGCGAACAAGGCGATCAAGTTCCTCGGCGCCTTCGATCACTCGGCTGGCACCTTCGAGGTGGACGCGAAAATGACTGCGTACTTCTCGACGGTGGAGGCAATTCAGACGGTGCGGGACAACGCGGACGTCACCTTGGACGTGACCTTCGCCCAGGCCCACCGAGGCATCACCATCGACCTTCCGCTGGTGACGCTTGCCACCGACGGCGCCGACGTCAAGCAGGACGAAGCGATCCAGCTCTCGCTGGACAGCTCTGCGGCCACCGGCGCCAAGGTGGACCCGAACATGAACCACACCATGCTGGTCGTCTACTGGGATTACCTCCCGAATTTGGCGGCCTAAGAAAGGCACAAATGACTGACGTAACGACAACCGCATCGCTGTACGACATCTTCGAGACGAACAGCGGTGCGGAGAGCGAGGGCATTTGGGTTCCTGTGGGACCGGCTCGCTTCAAGCTTGCCCGAGCGGGCGGTGCCAACGAAAACTTCATCAAGACCGCGACCAAGCGGCTGAAGCCCTTTGCGGCTTCCTTTGAGACCCTCCCCAAGAAGACGGCCGACGAGATCGCCATTGGCATCTTCGTCGACGCGATCCTACTTGACTGGGAAGGCGTCGCCGACCGCTCGGGCGCCTCTGTGCCCTACTCCAAAGAAGCCGCGAAGAAGCTGCTCACGGAGCTGCCGAACCTCTACCTCACCTTGCGTGCGGAGAGCGAGAAGATGTCAAACTTCTCACAGGCGAACCTGGACGCTGCAGCGGGAAACTGACAGAGTGCCTTCTGGACGCGCTCCAGAAGGCACCTCTCCGCAACACCATCATTGCGCAAGCCGTGCGGTCTGGCCGAGCCATTCCGCCACGCCTGCTGGAGCCGCCCCCGGAAGTCACCCCCGGCCTCCAGCTGTACATGATGGCCTTCTGGGACCTCTGCGCTGACAGAGGTCCGACCAACCGCATCCCGTGGTCCTCGATCCACCTCTACGCTCGCTCCCTGGGCTTATCGTATGGGGACGAGCGGGATATGGTGTTCCTGGTGACGAGGCTCGACCTCGCCTACCTTGATTGGATGAAGGGTCAGAAGAGTGGCAATCACACTCCAGCAGTTCAGCGCCAAGATGCGCAAGCTGGCAGCGGACATCCCCGTCAACGCCCAGCGCAACTTCCGCCAAACCGTTCTCGTAATTGATCAGGCGCTGGTCACCTCCACGCCTGTTGACACCGGCCGGGCTCGCTCAAACTGGATCGTAGGGTCCGGCCCTAGTTCCCGCGCGATCGACGCCTATGCTCCTGGTGAGGCTGGCTCGACCCGAGGGCCGAACACGCGCGCGGCGATCGCCCAGGCCAAGGCCTTTCTTGATAGCACTGACATCACCGTCGTTTATATCTCAAACAATCTCAATTATATTGTGTACCTCAACGAGGGAAGTTCCGCCCAAGCGCCAGCCGGGTTCATCGAGGCCGCAGTACAGGCAGGACTAAACCACGTTCGGACATGGAAGGTCCTGAAATAAATGGCTGACGAAAGCGTCAATATTATCGTCAAGGCAACTGGCGCCAAGGAAGCAGGCGACCAGTTCAAGGGCATTGCGGATGCAGCGGACAAGTCTGCAGTCAGCGTCAAGAAGTCGGCTGACAGCGTAGACTACCTGCGCAACATCTATGGCGCCTTCATTGGCGTGGTTGCAGGTTACTCGGTGCTGGAGCTCGTCAAGGGTTACTCCAGCCTCAGCGACACGTTCACTGGCGTGATCAACCGGCTGAAGCTGGTGTCGTCGAGCTCGGCTGAGCTGGCGGCCACCGAGCAGAAGCTGCTCGACATCGCCAACTCCACGCGCGCGGACTTCCAGACGACGGCCGACCTGTACAGCAAGCTGGCCTCGAACACGGCGCAGCTTGGCATCGACAGCAAAGACCTCATCCCGACCATCACCACGGTCAACCAGCTCATCGCGATCAGCGGCGCGTCGGCCGAGGAGAGCCGCGCGGGTCTGCTCCAGTTCAGCCAGGCACTGGCCTCCAACCGCTTCCAGGGCGACGAGCTGCGCTCCGTCTTGGAGAACCTGCCTGCGCTCGGCAAGGCCATCGCTCAGGGCCTCGGCACCACCACGTCCGGTCTGCGCACCATGGGTGAGCAGGGCCAGCTCACGACCAAGCTTGTCTTGGACGCGCTCGCCAAGTCGGCTCCGGAGATCGCCAAGCAGTTTGCCACCATCACTCCGACGATCAGCGGCGCCTTCCAGGTGCTGAAGAACAACCTGCTGCAGTTCGTCGGCACGTTCGATCAGGTCAACGGGGTCGGTGGTAAGGTGGCGCAGGTCATCCTGCTGATCGGCAACAACCTCACCACGCTCATCCGCATTCTGGGTGTCGCCACTGCAGCGGTCGCGGCCTACTACACCGGCCTCGCAGTCTCAGCAGGCTGGAGCGCCTTCATAACTGGCATCAACGCGGTCATCGCGCGCATCACTGCGGCCAACATCGTGCTCGGCTACGCTGGCACCCAGCTCGGGGTGTTCCGCTCGGCGCTGCTGTTCCTCACGACCCCGCTCGCGGCGGTGCGTGCAGGCGTCGTTGCCCTCTGGGCGGTGATTGCAGCCAACCCCATCACTGCCATTGTCACCATCCTGGGCCTCGCTGCTGCGGCCGTCTACGCCTTCGGCGACCAAATCAAGATCACTGCCAACGGCAGCATCAACCTCTGGGGTGCTGTTGCGGGCACGGTGACCTACCTGTGGACGCTGCTGAAGCAGCTCGGCGCCTACGTTGGCACGCAGCTCGGCCCGATCTTCACCGCGTTCGGCCAATTCTTCGTCACCATCTGGACCGCCATCTTCAATGGCGTGAAGAAGGTGGTTGACTACTTCGCACAGTTCATCCCCGCGCTCCAAGGTGTTTCCGCCTTGCTGGGTGGCTTCGGTGCTGCCTGGGTGAAGGCCATGGAAGACGCCTCCAAGGCGACGGGTGGCCTCGCCACCTCCGTCACTGGAGTGGGTGGCGCGCTCAACCAGAGCGTCGGCGCCGCTGGATCGCTCACCAAGGCCACCTCCGACCTCGGTAGCGCCTCGGTGCAGACGGCCGGTGAGATCGGTGACCTTCGTGATGCCACCGTCCTCTGGGCTTCAGCAGCAGCGGACGATACGAGTGCCCTGGAGGCCTGGAAGAACGCCCAGGCGCGGGCACGGCAGCAGATGCAGGACTACACCCGCTCCATTAAGGAGCAGCAGGCAGAGGTGGAGAGGCTCGCCCTCACCACGCGCAACGCCATGGGTGAAATGGTCACGGCAACCGACGAGTGGGCGCGACGCTCCGGCGCCGCGTTCAACGCGGTGAAGGATGGCGCGAGCTCGACTGCCAGCGCGGTGGACAGCTCCATGCAGCAGATCGTCGACAGCGCCCAGCAGGCCTCCTCCTCCATCAACTCGGTGTCCCAGCAGATCAGTGCCCAGTCGACCTATCTGAACGACCCTGGCACCGTCAAGATGGCGTACGAGAGCCAGGGTGGTGGCAACTGGCAGGAGATCGGCAACGCGCTGCTCGTGTTCAACAACATGTACGGCCATCCCGGTGGCGACACCGCCACGCAGCGCCTCTGGAACCTCCTCAACAAGGAGCCCAAGGAGGCCGCGCACTCGTTCGTCCAGAACTACGCCTACGTGAACACCGCCTTCGCTGGCCAGGGTCTGCCGACCTTCGCCAACGGCGGAAGCTTTGGTGTCGGTGGCTCGGGTGGTACGGACAGCCAGCTGGTGCAGTTCATGGCCTCGCCCGACGAGACCGTGACGATCGAAACTCCCGCCCAGCGCCGCGCGCGGATGCAAGCGACCGGTGGCGGCGGTGGGAACGTGATTGTCAACATGAACGTTACGACCCCTGATGCGAACAGCTTCCGCCGGAGCAAGAACCAGACCTATCTCCAGCTCCGGTCCAAGCTTGCAGGAGCAACCCGCTAATGGCCTTCCATGACGTAAGGCTCTCTGACGAGATCGAGCAGGGAGCCTCCGGTGGACCCAACTTCCAGACTACTGTCTTGCCGCTCAGCTCGGGTGGCGAGCAGCGCAACATCGATTGGGCTGAGGCTCGCCACGAATGGGAGCTCGGCTACGGCATCGACAACAAGCAGGCCTACGACGAGGTGCGTCAATTCTTCTTCGCGCGTCGCGGCATGGCGCACACCTTCCGCTTCAAGGACTGGTCTGACTTCCAGCTGAACGACGAGGTGATTGGCCTCGGGGACGGCACCAACCGCGTGTTCCAGATCATCCGCACGTACGAGGCAGATGGCCCGGCTCCCTACTTCCGCCGCATCACCCGGCCGGTGGCAGGCACAGTGGTGTTCAAGGTCGCTGGCGTGACCCGCGCGGCGGTGGACAACGGCCTCGGCGTCTACACCCTTGCCACCCCTGCTCCTGCCCTGGGCGTCGAGGTGTCCTGTACCTGTGAGTTCGACATGTGCGTCCGCTTCAACGTGGACAAGTTCAACCTCACGCTCACCCAGGTCGATGCAGGTCAGATTAGCTCGCTGCCGATCATCGAGGTGCGCGAATGAGGGCCGTCGGGACTGCGTTCGCAGCTCGCCTCGCTGGCGAGACCACCACCCTTTGTCGCTTGTGGAGGGTCACCCGCAAGGACGGCCTCGTGCTGCGCTTCACCGACAACACGTCGCCGCTCAAGATCGCGATCGATCCGGACGGCAGTGCGCAGACCTACCGCGCTGACTTCTCGTTCACTGCCTCGGCCATCTTCATGTCCAAGTCGGCCGCGAACCTGCAGTCCGTGCAGATGTCGTTCCTGCTCAGCGACGACGGCTTCAGCGAGAAGGACCTGCGCCTGCGCCGCTTCGATGGAGCGCAGGCCGAGGTGTTCGTGGTGGACTACCAGCACCTGGAGGCAGGCGCCATCCGGATGTACTCCGGCAAGTTCGGCACTGTGAACCTGTCCAACCAGAAGATTGCCACGGTCGAGGTGACACCAGACGACACCACCGGCTCGGGCACCATGCTTGGCATGGAGAAGTACAGCCAGACCTGCCGTGCCAACCTGTTCGACGCGCGCTGCAAGCTCAACGCCGACAGCTTCAAGGCGAATTTCACGGTCACCAGCGCCAACGGTGGCTCCGTCGTCTCCACCGACCTGAACCAGGAGAACGGCCACTGGAACCTTGGGTTCGTCAAGTGGTTGACCGGGGACAACGCGGGGGTGGTGCAGACGGTCAACAGCAGTGACAAGACCAGCACCAGCATCTTCCTGACCTCGCCTCCTCCGCTGCCTGCTAAGCCTGGGGACACCGGGGTGATCTATCCTGGCTGCGACAAGACCCGCGTGCGCTGCAAGCAGTTCAACAACCTCGCCAACATGCGAGCTGAGCCCGACGTGCCGACTGGCGCGATGGACCCGAGCCTCAATTACGCGCTGTCCGGCATTCCGGCGGCATAAGGAGACCAGAATGGCGGTCCTTGCCTCCGAGACGATCCACTATGACAGCGGTTACGACGTTGTCACCGGCATCAAGACCACGCAGGAGCTCAAGTACTCCACGACCGTGTGGGGCTCTTACATCCCGCTGTCCGAAGGCTATCGCGCGATCAATGGCGCCGTGATCTGGGCTGGACCTCCGGTGGCCGCCGACGAGCGCAACATGCTGCAGCGCGTCGCGGACGGTGGCCTCATGTCCATCCAGTATCGCACCTGGAACGTGAAGCGTGCTGCCGCCTTCGCCCTGGGCTATCGGCTCAACCCGAACGGCAACCCTCCGATCATCCGCAGGCTCTGGGTCGACGGCTCGCTCGCCTACTCCATGGGTGACAGCCAGCCGGTGAGCTACAACAGCTTCAATCAGATTTACCTCCCCGCTGGGCAGTTCGTTAACGGGGTCTGGGTGCCAAACACAGCAGAAAACACCCAGGGCAACACCTTTGGTGACGCGAAGACGATCTGGGCGTCCTCCTCTGGCGGTGCCGCTGGCCTCTCTGGAGCGGCCCAGTTTGACCCGGTCACCGGTCGCTTCCTGGGGCAACAGCCGGTCAAGTCCAACATCACCTTCCGCTTCTACGATGGCTCCGAAAGCCAGGTGCCTGACGGCACGATCGCCGCTGCGCTCGGCGCTGATGCGCCGTCCTTCCGTGGCATGATGTATATTGTCATTGACGACTTGGTCGTCGGCCAAGGCTTCGAGACTGAGAACCTCTTCGCTCCGGACGTGAACGTGAACGGAGCTACGAAGACTGGTAGCCAGACCGTGATGCCCAACTTCCCGACCATCCGTGTCGAGCTGGTGGACGGTGGCAAGAGCACGATCTACGACGCCAACATGCTGATGCCTGCTGGTGCCACTGGCATGGGAGCAGGCAACCCGCTCAGTCCAAATTGGGACACCAGCGAGTTTGTGGAAATCGACACCCACGTCACTGGCGGCGGCACCATCTACAAGTACGACATGAACTCGAAGTCACTTGTCTCTTCCACAGAGGTCACCGGCTTCCTGTCCGGTGAACGCACTGGCGGCTTCATGTTGTGGGACACGGTCCATGACTTCTACTGGAGCACGACCGGCTTCTCGTTTGCTCGCAGTCAGGTGACGATCAGCAAGAACGGCAACATCATTTCGGGTGGCTTCATTCCTGGCTTCGACCTGGGCTATGACCCCTCGAACGGGCAACCTCTCTCGGACACCAACCCGACCGACGTGTTCCCTCACCTCGTGACCGGTGGCCTCGGCTACGCCATCGTCAACGGGCAGTACGAGACGATCTTGCACGGCTATGGTTCGTCGAACGGCCATGGTTGTGCGATCCATCTCAAGCCCGACGGCTCGTTTATACCGCTGTTGTTTCCGCGCCAGATCATTGATGTGCCGCCCGGTCATACGTTCTCCCAAAGCGTCTTCGCGCTGCCGCTCTGGGTGCACGCAACGCAGGACCAGCACTTGTCCTACCAGGACTGCTGCTTCGTGCACTCCTACGGCTCGCCTGCCATCGGCATCCCCGGTGGCGTCCGGCTGGTGTTCGTTGGCATCGACAGCGACGGCACCACGCGCATCAAGGGCACCCAGACCGTCTTCACCGGGGTGTGGCCCGGCTCTTCCGTCTCGGCGATGATGGACAATGCTGGCAACCTGATCTACCAGGAGGAGCGCTCTGGCATCACCGATTGGATTATCCACAAGGTGGAGATCGACTACCTCGGCAAGCCTGACTTCTCCATTGCACCCGGCTGGCGCGGCCTCTTCCCGGTGCTGGGAGCCGAGGTGACCCGTCACTTCACTTCGTCCATGTCACTGTTCGGTGGTGCTGCATCCAACGTGAACAACAACACCTACGTTCAAGGCAGCACCAAGATCGACCTCTCCACTCTGGACATCACGACCCTTACCGGTCTGGACGGGCACGGCCTGTGGGACAGCGATCGCGGTATCCTCTACTACAACGGCATCGTCAACCAGAGCGCACCTGACCCGGTGTTCAACGGCCTTGCCGCGCGCTGGACACAGGTGATCGGGGGCCTGAACGGTGACATTCCGCAGCTGAAGAATGTCCTCCAGGACCTCTCCGTGGCGGCTGGCTTCACCCTGGGCGAGCTCAGCGTCGACGGTGGGCTCACCGCTGGCGTGCCGGGTGTCCTCATCACTTCACCGACGGACATGGGAACCCTGTTCAATAGCATGGGTGCCATCTACGAGTTCAGCTACTTCAACTCGGGTGGCAAGCTCACCTTCCGCTCGTCCACCAACACGCCCACCTATGCCTCGGGCTCTGTGTCGGTTCCGACGCCTGTGTCCAGCCACATCAACGTTCAAGACGGTGACACGGTCACCGTTGGCTCCATCACCTACAGGTTCAAAGCGACGCCTTCGGCGCCGTTCGACGTGCAGCTTGGCGTGGATCAGTCGACCATCGTGCCCGACGGCTTCGTGAAGTCTATCGGCAACCTCTACGCTGCCATCAAGGGGGATAGCAAGCTTGGAGCGAGCGCCGTGCCGTTCTTCCCCGGCACAGTGGTCAATCCGGACGTCACTGTGAAGCCGGACCCGCAGGCGAACGTCACCAACTTCGGTTATGCCAAGCTGATCATCACTGCGGCCGTTGGCGGCTCTCCTGGCAACAGCATTGCGCTGGCGCAGACGGGTGGTCGTCTCGTCGTGAGCGGCTCTCACCTGACCAACGGTGCAGAGCCGCCGGACCCGGCAATCAACATCACGTTGGACAACCTCTGCCTCGTGGGGGAGAGCCAGATCACGGAGACGGACGCGCTCATCACCACCATCCCGCCTCCTGGGCTTTCCCAGCAAGCTGCGGCGGTGAGCTACTACGCCCTGGAGCAGGACTACAACCAGCTCACCCAGACCTACACTCCGGACAACCTGAACGGCGCTCTGCCCGACAGCACGACCACCGTGACCTACGCGCTGCCGATCGTCATGAGCACCTCGGAAGCCTACGCGCGGGTGAGCCACACCTCGATGGCTGAGGCCGACGCCTCGATCAAGCAAGACTTCCGCTTGCCGCACGCCTATCTGGCGATCGAGCCGAACGACGTGATCGGCATCACCATTGCTCCGTTCCAGTACACGGTGCGCGTGGATGAGGCCACGTTCAACGGCGACTTCTCTATGTCCATCAGCGCCACCAATTTCAGCGCTCGGACGGACGTCCCGATCAACAACTCGGACAGTCGCGCCACCATCCCACAGGCCATCCCGAGTGCAGGCGACGCGATGCCGCTGGTCATCGACGCCCCGATACTCAACCCTGCCCAGGGTACGTTCCCTGGCTCGATGGACTTCACGCTGGGCGTGCGGCCCTATTACATCTCCATCCGCAGCGCCAACTTTCTCATGAGCGAAAGCCCACAGGACCCGGTGACGCTGTTCACCACCCAGCAGCCGGTCAAGTGGGGCAAGCTCGGCGCTCCGCTGCCTGCCTTCGCCTACCCCGGCTATGCGATCGTGGAAGACAGCATTACCATCCTCTGCCGTTCGCTCAACGTCAACACGGACCTGCAGTCGGCCACCAGTGAGACCACCTTCATTGCAGGCCAAAACTGTATCGCTGTTGGGCGCCCTGGCAACTGGGAGTACATCTTCTTCCGCGACGTTATCAACGCCTCGCCGACCTCGGTGACACTGAAAGGATTGATCCGAGCCCAGCGAGGGACGGACGTGGCTGCAGCAAACCACCAGGAAGATGACTACGTGGTACTCATGACCTCGGCCAACCCGAGCTTCGTGCCCGGCTACCGCCAGCAGTCCATCGACACCTCGAAGGCAGGCTTGGACTACCTGTTCATGACCGCTGGTGCTCCCGCCACCAAGCCTCCATTCCAGGAGACTGATCGCCTCAACGGCTACAGCCTCTACCCGTTCAGCCCGTGCCTGTTCAAGGCCACGCTCGGGGGTGGCAACGACATCACGCTAGCCTGGACCCGCCGCGACCGCCTGAGCACTAAGTTTGTGACTGATCCGGCGCTGTTGAGCGAGACGAGCGAGAAGTACGATGTTGAGATCATGAACGGGACAACGGTGGTTCGCACCTTGACCGACCTGACCACTCCGTCGTATACGTACACTTCGGGAAATCAGACGGCCGATGGCTTCGCTCCCCCGATGGCAACAATCAAGTTCCGTGTATACCAGAAGGGCGAGCTCGGACGTGGCTTCCCGCATGAGGAGACCGTGAATGTCAACTAACCTTGGTGCAACGCAGCTCTCCGGAGGCATGGCGAACCCGGAGACGGCAGTCAACTCGGCAACGGGGCGGCTGGACGCAGCCATCACGGAGAACCTTACGGTTGACGTGAGCGCTGACGTCACGATGACCACCACGAGTTTCCAGAGCGCATACAAGTTCAACCTCACCCCGGTTGGCTCGGGTAAGAAGCTCACGCTGCCTGCAGTGAAGCGCCTCGCGTTGTTCCACAACCAGGACGCCACCAACGCGGCGATCATCAAGCGCGGCACAACGGAGCTCAGCCTGCCTCCTGGCTACATGAGCCTATTCTATGTGACTGGGACCACCAACGGCCTCCTGCAGATCAAGACGATCGGAGCGCCAACTCACTTCTATGGCGCACCCGGTGCCCCCTCTGGTGTCGCTGGCGCCATCGACGGCGACTTCTACGTGAACACCACTAGTGGCTTGCTGTACCAGCTCGGCCTCGCCACTCCAGGCACCTGGACGTCTACCGGCATTGTGCTCGGGGGCGGCGGTGCGGGTGGAGCTCCGTTGTGGTTCCAGGGTGGTGGCTCGCCCGGCTCGGTTGTCGGCTCCAGCGACGGCGACATGTATTATGACACCTCCAGTGGCAACCTCTGGCAGAAGGGTCTCAACACTGCAGGCACCTGGGACCTGACGGGTGTCACCCTCGCTACGGGTGGTGGCGGCGGTGGTGGGTCGGCAGATATCAAGCCACCAAGCACTGCGCTGTTCAACTACAGCGCGAACGGAACGGGTGTCACCCAGGCTGCGACCTACAACGCGGTGCGCGGCTTCGTGCTGGAAAGGACGGACGCCCTGTCCGGTGGTGACCACGCTGCCTTCCGAGGCAAGGCAGTTCCGTCCGGCAACTGGGAAGCGATCGCGAAGATTGAGACTGGTCCGATTGGTGGCAGCGACTTCATCCGATGGGGCCTCGCAATCCACAACTCAGCAAACAAAGACACCATCATGGCTGGCATCGACCTAGCCGGTGGCAGTCCGCTCATGCGGTCGGTGCGCTTCAACGCCCTTGACAACTACACTGCAGCGCTCGGGACCTACCCTGCCTCTGGCTCCATGGGTGGCTGGATTGAATTCCCCAAGTGGTTCAAGATCAGCTGGGACGGAACGAACTACACGTTCTACGTTTCGCTCGACGATGCCATCACGTGGCGCCAGCTCTATCAGGCCACGGCGGCCTCGCTGTTCACTGCCACACACATCGGCCTCGTCATGCAGCACTTCAACGGTCGCGTCATTGGCGAGTGGAAGCTCAACTGTCGTTACTACTCGGACCCCGACTTCCCATAGAGAGGACCAACATGTACACTATCACTGACAATGGCCTGAACGTTATTCGTTCGTTCGAGGGCCGCGCGTTGCGGGCGTACCAGGACAGCGTTGGTGTGTGGACCATCGGTTATGGCAACACCAACTATGACGCCAATGCCGTCAAGAAGATCGGCAAAATCCAGAAGGGTCTGACCATCACCCCGGAACAGGCCGAGGAGCTCTTCGTCGAGAGCATCGCGGTCGGCTACGAGCCTGCGGTGCGCGAGACGCTCTCCGGCAAGCTGGAGGGCGAGAAGGGGCAATGGGCGCACGACGCTGGCACCGGCTTTCACTACAACACCGGCGCCGTGAAGAAGGCCTCCTGGCCGAAGAGCCTGCTGGCTGGCAACCTCGCCGACGCCAAGCTCTCGATCCAGAGCTGGAACAAGGCCGGGGGCAAGGTGCTGGCTGGCCTCACCCGGCGCCGCAACCGCGAGTGGGCCATCATCACCACCGGAGACTACGGCCCCGAGGGCCGACAGGGGCCGGTCGAGATTGGTGAGAACGGTCGCCCCACCGGCAAGCAGCTGCCGCCTCCGGCTCACTCCGCTGCCCTCCCTGCCCCGGTTACTCCAGGCGCCGTCGTGGTGCCTCCAGGCATCCTCTACCATGGCTCTTCGGGGCCGGAGGTGACCGAGCTAACGGAGCAGCTCGTCGCCTTGGGCAGGCTCAAGCAGCCGTACGACATCTATGCGGATGAGGTCGAGGCCGCTGTCAAGAAGTATCAAGGCGAGCACCCGAACCTGACCGTGGACGGCCGGGTTGGCCCCGCGACGCGCGCTCAAATCATGCGTGATCTTGACGCTCGCGCGAAGGTCAAGACGGTGTCAAAATCGACTGTGGTCGTTGGTGGCGTGGCGTCAGCTGCCTCAGCATTTGGCTGGGGTTCCCTGAAGCTGGCGGGCATTCTCGCTGGTTCCGTGGTGGCCGTCGGCTTGATCATCATTGTCATGCAGCACCGGACGGAGATAGTCACCGCCTGGAACCGCCTGCTGGGCAAGCAGGTGGCATAACACCGGAGCTCCAATGGCCGACGTTCTCATCTCCATCGTGGCGTGCGGTGTCTCGCTCGCCGCTGGCGTGATCTTTGCCGACAAGATCAAGGCCCTGTTCAAGGCCAAGGTCGCAGAGGTCACCGCAGACATCAAGGAAAAGCTGTGATCCCTCGCCAGACCATCTTGCAAAGGCTAACCGAGGCCGTCAGTGGGTTGAAGACCATCCTGACGGCAGTGGTGCTGATTGCGCTTGGTCTGGCGCAGGAGTTCCAGGCGATCGACCTCAAGCCGATCTTCACGCTGCTGTTCGGCGAGGACGTGGCCACCAAGCTGATGATCTTCATGCCGGTGGTCTTTGTCGTGCTCCGAGTGGTGAGCACCACGCCAATCCGCTGGCGCAGCGAGTGCGATGATCCGGACAAGAGGAAACCGTTCTGATGCTGACCTCCATCCTGGCCTTCTTCCAGGCCCTCCCCGCCATCATGGGCGGTATCAACAATTTCACCAACAGGTACTACGACGCCAAGGTGCAGCTCTACGCGGCGCGCACGAACGGCGACGTAGAAGCTGCGAAGGCAATGTTGGCGGCTGAGCAGCAAGCTAACGCATTGAAGGTCTCCTGGTTGCAAGCAGTGGGGCATTCCCCAGTGTTGGCCTTTATAGTCATTGGCTTCGCGTTTCCATTCATCTTCTACCTGAACAAGGTCATTGTCTACGACATCTGCTTGGGCCTGGGCTCGACGCCCACTCTGAAATGGGACCAGCTGAACATCTGGGGAGACACCATCATCAAGGGTATCTTCATCACCACCGGTGGCGTTGCGTCCGTCACCGCGTGGGTGAACCGGAAGGACAAGTAATATGGAAGTGGGGGCAATGGAAGCTATCGCTGAGCGCGCTGCCAAGAAGGCGGTGCAGGAGGTGCTGCAGCACATCGGGGTGGACACGTCCAACCCGATCAAGACGCAGGCCGAGTTTGTCGCCATGCGCGAGCTCACCGTGCTGATGAAGGACGAGAAGATCGCGGCCGACCTGGAGTTCCTCCGGCGCCTGCGGACGGCCTCGGACGGCATCCGCGACACCGCGTGGAAGACGGTCGCCAAGGTGCTGGTCACCGCCCTCCTGGGCATCTTCGCCATCGGTACGAAGGACTGGTGGCTCACGCACTTGGGCAAGTGAGCGCCTCCTCGACCCTACTCAACCGGCCTACGGAGGGCGAGCAGACGTTCCCTGTGCAAGCCCAACAAGCTAGCGGCCGACGCTCGCCCTACTCGACCTACTCACCCTGTTTATCGGGAGAGCCACGAGCCCCAGCGGCGAACGGCCCTCCCCTACCTTTCTCTCTTTCTCTAGAGAAGAAGAGTAGAGGTAGAGAAAGGGCGAGCGTCGAGCCGGAGGCCGTTGGGCTTGCAAGCAAATTGCTCGCTCGACCCTC